CCAGGCCACGGCCTATTCCGCGGCGGAACTGGCGGTGCTGCTGAACGCGGGCATCGATGTCATCGCCAACCCGCAGCCGGCCGGCGCCTTCTGGGGCGTGCGCGGCGGGCACAATGCCTCCTCCAACGGCGCGGCCAACGGCGACAACTACACGCGGCTGACCAACTACATCGCGGCCACGCTCGCCGCCGGCATGGGCCAGTATGTCGGCCAGGTCATCAACCTGGACCTGTTCCGCCGCATCCGCGCCACGCAGCTGGCCTTCCTGCAGAACATGCTGTCCCAGGGCCTGCTGGGCAGCGCGGACGGCGCGCTGCCTTTCAGCGTCATCTGCGATGCCTCCAACAACCCGGCCAGCCGTACGGGCCTGGGCTATGTGCAGTCGGACGCGCAGATCCGCTACCAGGCGATCAACGAGAAATTTATCGTCAACATGGAAGGCGGCCAGACCGTGCAGGTTTCCCGCCAAACGCTGCCAGATGCGCAAACATCCGGGCTGGCGGCGTAGGGAGGGACCGTTATGGCCACAAACACATTCTCCGTCGGCCGGGACTGCCAGCTGGTCGTCATCGGCCCCGCCGGCCGCGTGGACCTGACGCATGTCACCGGCTTCGACGCACGGCAGATGACGCATGCGGTGCGCGTGGACCGGCTGGACGGCGCGACACTGGCAGCCGAACTGCCGAAGGGCTGGGAGGGCAGCTTCGAGCTGGAACGCGGCAGCCCGGCGGTGGACGATTTCGTCGCCGCGATGGAAGCGCAGTTCCACGCGCGCGGCGCGGTGAAGCCCGGCACGCTCTACCAGTATGTGCTGGAAACGGACGGCGCCACCTCCACCTACCAGTATGACGGCGTGGTGTTCCGCCTGGCTAATGCCGGGGCGTGGCGAGGTGACGCGGCGGTGAAGCAGAAGCTGGAATTCTTCGCCACGCGGCGCAAGCGGGTATGATGTCGCGGCAGCGTAGCGCGAGCGACCGGGAGCGGCAGCGTAGCGCGAGCGACCAAACATGAGCATCACGGACACCCAGGGCCGCCGGTTGGACCTGCGCCCGATGACGGCGCTGGACAAGCTGCGCCTGTTCAAGGCCGCCGGCCCCGCCCTGTCGCGCAACGAACCCTGGCTGGGCATGGCACTGCTCGCCTGCTCCGTCAGCGCCATTGATGACGTGCCGGTGCCGATGCCGGCCGATGAGCGCGGGATAGAGGCGCTGGTGGCGCGGCTGGGCGACGCGGGCCTGACCGCCATCGCCGCCGCGCTGGCGCCGGAACCCACGATGCGGGAACAGGCCGCCAGCGCAAAAAACTGAGCCGGCACCCCGACCTGCAGGACTGCCTGTACCTGGTCCGCAACGGGGTGCCGTTCGACGTTGCCTTCGCCCTGCCGGCCGATGAACGGCTGGCCTTCGTCGTCGCCCTCGGCACGCTGTCCGGCCGGGTGTTCGACTGGGATTCCTTCTGCTGGAGCGATGCATGATCGCCATCGAGGGCCTGGCCGCGCTGCGTGCGCGGATGGAGCAGCTGGAGGTCGAAGCCGCCGCGCGGCGCGGTCTGCTCGCCGCCGGGGAACACGTGGCGGAAAGCACGCGCCAGCTGCTGTCCACCCCGCCGGGCGGGCCGCACGAAGCGCCGTGGCTGCGTTCCGGCGCGTTGCGTGCCTCCATCGGCGTTACGCAGACTGACAGTGCCACCATCGTCGCCAGCACCTCGGACGTCGCCGTGCACCAGGAACTCGGCACCGCGCGCATTCCGCCGCGCCCCTTCCTCGCCCCCGCCGCGGCGGCGGAGGCGGAGGCGGCGGCAAGGATGGTCGCCGATGCGCTCGTCACCGAATTGCACCAGGGCACGCACACCGCATGATCGACGCCGCCACCATCGGCATCACGCTGGCGCTGAACAACGGCGTTTCGGACGGCATCGCCCAGATCCGCCGCGAACTGGCGGCGCTGGACGCGGCGGTGGCCGCATCGTCAGCCGGGCTGACACGCCTGGCCGAGCTGGCCGAGGGCGCCGGCCTGTCCCAGCCCACGCGCGCCGCCATCGCGCTGATGCCACCACAGCCGCGCCCGGCGGCGCCGGCCCCCGGCCAGCCGGGGACGGAGACTGCCCCGGCCGCCCCGCGCGCCGCGCCGGAAATGCCCGCGGCCCCTGCCGCCCCCGCCGCGCCGCCGGATGTCCCGGCACCCACCGCCCCGATCGCCGCCCCAATCGCCGCCCCGGCGCCGCCGCGGGCGCCGGATTTCGCCCGCTACGGCCAGGCTCTCGCCGCCCGCGCCGAGACTCCGGAGCGAACAAGTCCGCCGCCGCAACCGCGGCAAGATGCCGCGCCGCAACAGGCGGCCGTCCCCTTCGCGGCGGCCATGGCCGAGTCCCGCGCCCCATTGCCGCCGTCACCATATCTGACCGACACCGATCCGCCCCGGGCCCTGGCCGCGCCGCTAGTCTCGCCCACCACGGTGACGGCGCAGGCCATGCCAGCCCAACCCGTCGCGACCCCACAGGCCGCGCCAACGGAAACCGCTCCCGCGCATGCCGGCACCGTGGAAATCACCCTGGACGGCACCGTCCTATCCCGCTGGATCGGGGACGAGTTGTCACGCCAGGCGGCGCGCCCACCCGCCGGCGCCGCCGCCTTCGACCCGCGCCTGACCCCCGCCTGGGCGGCCGCGTGATGGCAACGGACCTGCGCATCCGTGTGTATCTCCGCTTTCCCGGCGACCCGCCACCCGATCCGGCGGCGATCGCCGTTCCGGTGACAGTCCCCGCGGGCGTGATCCGCTCTCCCGCGCCGGACCCGCGCCCCATGACCGGGTGATCAGGGCATTCGCCGCACGCCCAGGTGCTTTCAGACAGGAACCAGATGCCCACCACCGTCACGCTTGGCCCCGTCCGCTTCCGGGATTTCGAAATCCCCGAGCGGATCAATTTCGGCGGCCTGCAATCCCTCGCCATCCACCGCCTGCCCGGCGGCGCCCGCGTCATCGACGCGCTGGGCCGCGACGACGCGGAGATCACCTTCGCCGGCATCTTTTCCGGCCCCGATGCCACCGCCCGCGCCCGCGCGCTGGACGAATTGCGCTCCCTGGGCAGCCGGTTGCTGCTCACCTGGGATGAATTCGCCTTCACCGTCGTCATCCGCGTCTTCCAGGCGGAATACCGCGCCGCCAACTGGGTGCCTTTCCGCATCGGCTGCGCGGTACTGCGCGACGAAGCCGCGGCCGTGCTGGAAGCCGCACCGGGTCTGGCCGCCGGCGTGCTGGGGGACATCTCCGCCGCCATCGGCCTGGGCGCCGATCTGGCCGCCATCGCGGTCACGCTGTCGCGGCCGGATGCCATAACGCGCGGTACCGCCGCCCATGGTTCCGCCAGCGCTGGCCTGGCTGCGGCGCGCGCCGAACTTTCGGCCACGATCGCGGCGTGGGATGCGGCACTGGCCGTGCCGCAAAAGGAAGCCGCCGCCGGCCTGAACGCGGCAACGGACGCGATGGGGATGTTGGCCCGACTGACAGACGCCCGCGCCCATGCCGGCCGCGCCGCCGCCAACCTGGCCGCCGCCGAAACCTGAACGGGAGCAACCGCATGAAGACCATCACCACCGCGGGCGGGGACATGTTCCGCCTGGCGATGACGGAGCTTGGCGACGCGACGCAATGGATCCGCATCGCCCGGCTGAACGACCTGGACGACCCGATGCTGGCGGGCGTGCGCACGCTGCGCATTCCGCCGCCGGATCCGGCGGCGGGGGGCGGCATTGCCGTTCAGTAACGCCGTGTCCGAAAGCGCCGTTCTGCGCCACCCGCGCCTGGAAATCCGTGCCAACGGCATGCCGCTCGCGGGCGCGCTGGCGGCGGAAGTCGTGTCCAACAACCACTACGCCGCGGACCGTTTCCACGCCACCCTGGCGCTGGACGCGGACGCCGGGTCCGCCGCCTTCTGGGCCGGTGCCGGGGATGTGTTGCTGGACATCGGCTTCACGCTGGACGGCGCCACCGCCAGCGTCATCCAGGGCGCGGTGGACCGCGTCGCGGTGGACCCGATCCGCCGCATGGTGCATCTGGACGGGCGGGACCTGACCGCCCGGCTGATCGAGGCGCGGACGCAGGAAAGCTTCGTCAACCAGACTGCCAGCGAGATCGCCGCCACCCTGGCCGGCCGCCACGGTCTGTCAGCGGACATAACCGTGACATCCACCCCGGCCGGCCGCTACTACCAGGATGAGCACGACCGCATCAGCCTGGGGCAGTTCAGCCGCGCCATCACGGAATGGGACCTGCTCACCTGGCTCGCTCGCCAGGAAGGCTTCGATACGTTCGTGCGCGGCACCACGCTGCATTTCGGCCCCGCGCCGGACCAGCCGCGCGCCTGGACCATCACGCCGGCGGACGTGACGGACCTGCGCCTGGAACGCGCGCTGACGCTGGCGCGCGATATCGAGGTGACGGTGAAAAGCTGGAACAGCCGCCAGAACAGCGCCTTCACCCGGTCCGCCCGCGCAGCCGGCCCGGCCAGGGGCAATGCCTCGCCGCAGCGCCAGCTGCTGGTGCGCCCAAACCTGACACCGGAACAGGCGCTGCAACTGGCGCAGGCGACCCTGGCGGACCTCACCCGCCATCGCATGGTCGCGTGCTTCACCATGCCCGGCGAACTCTCGCTGATGCCGCGCGATGCCGTCCTGCTCACCGCCACTGCCTCCGCCTTCGACCAGACCTATTACGTGGATGAAGTGGCACGCCGGATCTCCACCGCGCATGGCTTCAGCCAGTTCGTCCGAGCCCGCAACGATGCCCGGCCGGCGCAGGCCACACCGCCCGCAGACACACAATTCGTCCCCGCCCCCAACTGAGAGGGTCCCGGCATGGATGCCTTCCTCAACGCGCTGAAGGCGCAGTCCGGCGCGCAGGATGCCGCCGTCGGCCAGGCGCGCTTCGGTGTTGTTACCTCGGTCGATCCCGCGCGCGCGACCGCCCGCGTGCTGTTGCAGCCGGAAGCGGTGCTGACCGGCTGGCTGCCCGTGCTGTCCCCCTGGGTGGGCGCCGGCTGGGGCATGGCCTGTCCGCCATCTCCGGGCGACCAGGTGCTGGTGCTGGCGCAGGAGGGGGACGCGGAACACGGCATCATCACCGGGCGCGCCTTTTCCGATGCCGCCGCCGCCCCCGCCGCGCCGGCCGGGGAACTGTGGCTGGTGCACAAATCCGGCAGCTTCGTGAAGCTGTCTAACGACGGCACGGTGCGCGTAAAGGGCGACCTGCACGTGGATGGGGATGTGCACGACGCGCATGGTTCCCTGGATCAACTGCGCGGCCACTACAACGCGCACCGCCACCCGCCCGCCACCGCCGCCGCCAGCCCGCAGGACTGAGGCCATGGACATTGCGCATCAATGGGGCGCCGACCTCCAGGCCGGCGCCACGGGCGATCTCGCCCTGGTGGATGGCGCGGCGCGCACGCAGCAGCGCCTGCTGCGCCGCCTGCTCACCAACCCTGGCGACTACATCTGGCAGCCGCACTATGGCGCCGGCCTGGCCCGCTTCATCGGCCAGCCGGTGGATGAAGCGCGTATCCGCGCCGCCATCCGCGGCCAGATGCTGCGCGAGGCCGCCGTCGCCCGCACGCCCGAACCGGCGATCGAGCTGCGCGCCGCGCCGGACGGCACCGTGTTCGTGCAGATCCGCTACGTGGATGCGCCGAGCGGCCGCACCGAAATGCTGTCCTTCAACCTGGAAAGCTGAACGATGCAACTGCCGTTCCTGAATTTCTCCGCCCAGGTGCAGGCCATGGCCGCCGCCGTGCAGGCCAGCGCCGCGCGGCTGGTGGACCTCTCCGTCGGCTCCGTCCTTCGCGCGGTGCTGGAAGCCAATGCCGGGCTCGGCCTGTGGCTGCAATGGCTCATCCTGCGCGTGCTGCAGGCCACGCGCGCCGCCACCAGCACGGGCGCGGACCTGGACAGCTTCGTGGCGGATTTCTCCCTCGCCCGCCTGCCGGCACAACAGGCCGCCGGCATCGTCACCTTCTCCCGCGCCGTGCCGGGGATTGCCGCCACCATTCCGGCCGGCACGCCGGTCCGCTCCGCCGACGGCACGCAGGATTTTGCCGTTACCGTCACTGACACGCTCGCCGCCGATGCCCTGTCGCTGGACATGCCGGTGCGCGCCGCCACGCCCGGTGCCGCCGGCAATGTCCTGCCCGGTACCGTCACCCGGCTCGCCAGCGCCCTGCCGGGTATCGATGCCGTCACCAACGCCGCGGCCATGGCCGGCGGGCAGGACGCGGAAACGGATGAAGCCCTGCGGGAACGCTTCAAGTCCTTCCTGGATACGCGCAGCCGCGCCACCGCCCGCGCCATCGCCTATGCCATCGCCACGGTGCAGCAGGGCCTGAACGTCGTGATCGCGGAGAACCAGGACGCCACCGGTGCCACCCAGCCCGGCCATTTCACCGTCACGGTGGATGACGGCAGCGGCACGCCCTCCGCCGCGCTGCTTGCCGCCGCCACGGCGGCGGTGGAAGCCGTGCGCCCGCTCGGCTCCGGCTACACCGTGCGCGCGCCCGTGGTGCAGCCGGTGGATGTCGCGGTCACCCTGCAACTCGCCGCCGGAACGCCCGCCGCGCCCGTTGCCGCCGCGGTCGGGGCCGCCATCCGTGCCCATCTCGCGGCCCTGCCCATCGGCGCCGGCCTGCCGCTCTCCCGCATCGCGCAGATCGCGCATGATGCGGATATCGCCGTCCTCGGCGCCGGGCCCGTGCTGCTGAACGGCCTGGCGGCGGATGCGGCACCTGCCGCGCATGGCGTGCTGAAGCCCGGCGTCGTGGTGGTGTCATGACCGGGGATCCCGCCGACATGGCTGCCCGCCTGCGCGCCCTGCTGCCATCGCGCTGGTTCGCGGATGAGGCCCCCGTCCTCTCCGCCCTGCTGGGCGGCCTGGGCAGCTTCTGGTCCCGCCTGCATGGATTTGTCGCCTACGCACGCGCGCAAACCCGCATCGCCACGGCCACCGGCGCCTGGCTGGACATGATCGCGCGCGACTTCTTCGGCCGCCGCGTCGCCCGCCGCGTGGCGGAAGGCGACACGGCCTTCCGTGTCCGCATCCGCCGGGAATTGCTGCGGGATCGCGGCACCCGCGCTGCCCTGTCATCCACACTGACAGACCTGACCGGCCGCGTGCCCATCATCTTCGAACCCGCCCGCCCCGCCGATACCGGTGCCTGGGGCACGGCCCTCGCCTACAACACGCAAGGCGGCTGGGGCACGCTGAGCCTGCCCTTCCAGGCCTTCGTTACCGCCTTCCGTCCCGCCGGTTCCGGCATCGCCACCGTCGCGGGCTGGGGCACGCCGCCGGGCGGCTACGGCGCCGGCGCGATCCAATACGCCAGCCTTGCCATGGTCCAGGGCCAGGTGACGGACGCGGACATCCTGGCCGCCATCACGGACACGATCCCCGCCGCCACCACGGCCTGGACCCGCATCACCTTCTAACATTCGCCCGAGGAACTGATGGACAGGAATATCGTCTATCCCGGCAGCATCCCGCTGGACACCGATCTGCTCTCGCTCAACCGCAACACCATGGTCGCGCTCGGCGCGCTGGCGCAGGCGGTGCTCGGCACATCCACCGTCGTGGATGGCCTGGCCTGCACGCAAACCACGCCCGCCTCCCTCGGCGTCTCCGTCGGGCCCGGTTCCATCACCCAGCTTTCCGTCATCGACTCGCTGGCCTTCGGCGCACTTCCCGCCAGCACGGACGCGCTGGTGAAGATGGGCATCAACACCCAGGCCACCGCGTTCACCCTCGCCGCACCCACCACCGCGGGCCAGTCCATCAACTACCTCATCCAGGCCGCGCTGTCGGAAGCGGATGCCGGGCCGGTGGTGCTGCCCTACTACAACGCCGCGGACCCGGCGCTGCCCTTCTCCGGCCCGGGCAATTCCGGCACCGCGCAGAACACGCAACGCACGCAGCGGGTGCAGCTGCAACTGAAAGCCGGCGCGCCCGCCATCACCGGCACGCAAACCACCCCGCCGGTGGATAGCGGCTGGGCCGGGCTCTATGTGGTCACCGTCGCCACCGGCCAGGCGACCGTTACCGCGGCCAACATCGCCGCCCACCCCGCCGCGCCCTTCCTCGGCTTCAGGCTGCCGCAGCTGCGGCCCGGCTTTGCCTCCGGCGTGCAGTCCATCACCGCCACCGGCAGCTTCATCGTGCCCGCCGGCGTCACCCAGCTGGACGTGGAATTGTGGGGCGGCGGCGCCGGATCATTCGCCTCGCTCTCCGGTACACCCTCGGGCGGCGCGGCGGGCGGCGGTTATTGCCGCAAACGCATCACCGGCCTGGT